CTAGTTCTATTTGATTCATAGTATTAGCAATCTTTTCGCAGCTAGGATCAATGTCAATGCTACGAATTGTAGTAATAGGAATGTTACTTTGAAATAGCATACTAGCCAACACTCCTACCCACCCGCCGTGGATATCTAAACTGCTAGCAAAGTCTACATGTTCGTCTAAACAGTCAATTAGCCATTCTTTACTTTTAAGTTGCCCGCGCCAGAAAGCATCCATAGTACGCATAGGGTCTTCGCTTTCTCGTATAGCCCTCATCCAATGATGTAGGTGATCTAAATCTATTTGCATTTTGGTATTTTACTATCCGCTGAACTAACACAAGTGGGTGTAATACAACGTTTAGGCTCCTTAAATAATTCAAAGTTATCTAACGTACCGAGTGCCTGGTCGTGGCAGCTATAAGAACGCTTAACTTCAGTTCCTCTAATTATAACACTCTGATAACCTGAATTGCAAGACCATTCTTTAAATTTGTTAAAGCCAAAGGCGTTAAAGCGTTCGGCCTGATCAAAATAATAATCCTTCTTACCATCATTTAATCTTATTTGAAACAGTTCTTCTCCTTGTGCGGTTTGCGGAAACCCTGTACGCATTTTGTGTATCATGTCTTCTGTATAGCCATCTACAATTTTGCTAGCAGTTGGGTCGCTCATTGGTTTAAGAGTTACATTAATTCCTCTTGCATGTAGTCTCTCCATACGTGCATACAGCTCATAAAACTTTTCAGGCACCATTACCTGATTAACAGTTACAAACACAAGTTCATATTGTAGTTGTAAACACTTGTCGCCAAACTCTTGTTCTTTGGCAAACTCGTCATGAAAGCTAGCCGTTATACTACGACGTTGTAACATCTCAGTATTCTTACACCAAGAGTTCCACCATTTTGTAAATGACCAATGAAATTGGTTAAATCCGTTATTTCGAGCTTGACGTTTTATTTCATCTACTGTATGCTTATATGCATCTAACGATTGATAATCGAGTTGATCACTTCTAGCATAGGGCCAACAGTAGCTACATTTATAATTGCAGAATCTACCCAAAATCCAACTAACTGAAAATAATGGACGATCGAGCATGGTCTGCTGTCCAAAACGAATTATTTTATCAAATGGAATGGCTGTAAAGTTCATTGACAGTATTTACAGATAAGTATATAATTAAAATGCAGACGTGAGTGTAACTGGTAAACCTCCTCCAAAGCCTGTGAGTCAACCCCTGGCCGAGGAGGGCATAGGGCTAGTCTATAATGACGCCTTTGTAGGTTCGAATCCTACCGTCTGCACCAATTTAACACACAGAGGCCGAAATGAAAAAACTTTTTATACTTTTGCTAATTGTATCAACTAACTCTTTTGCACAGGCTGAGCCTGAATGGAGAGATCCGTTAGCCAAATATCCAGCCTCTCAACATAAGATAAAAAAGTTTACTTTAGAGCATAGGATTGTTAAAAATGTACAGGCAGCATGTGACAAAGAAAGGTCTAACCTAGGTAAGAAACCATTTGAATTTTCGGTTGATGCATGTGCTGTTTGGAAGCATAGGATTACAGGAAATTCGTGTGTTATAATTACAGGGCCTATGACCAGTCAGGCACAGTTAGGTCATGAACTAAGGCATTGTTTAGAAGGGAATTATCATCAATGACTAAAGAAGTAAGTAAGAGTCCAGAACGACATACCTTTCAAAAAGAAGGATATTTAGAACGGTGTAAAGAATCAGGTGAAGAGCCTAACCCCGACTATGTTGCAATGTACGACGACATGCGAAAACAAGATGAGATCAACGAAATAGATCCTAAATGGCAGAAAGATAATATGGAATACGATCTACGTACAACTGATTGGATCTTAGAAAAGGTTAGAACTAATGATGCCTATGCTCAAAATTTATATGCAGCAATGTGTAACATGCAATGGTGCAAAAGAGAATTATGGCCAATACTAGCAGAAAATTATTGGCATTGCAGTTGGCGTTATGCAGGTGGCATTATTGCAGACATGCAACAAAAAGGTGATTATATTGATTGGTATTGCTCCGGAATGGGAGGCATAGCAGACTATCAAACTGACCCTGAAGAATGGCAACAACGAACTGGCTATGTTCCCGAAGGAACTGTGACTGAAGAAATTCAAACCGATCTTAATAGACTAGGATGGATTCCTGTACCTTATTCAGACAAAGATCTATAACTATAAATACATCATGGAAAACGAACAATTTATTTTCACAGCAGAAGACATTTTTGAGGAAATCCCTGGAGATCCTGACAATGTAATGATGAAGTTCCCCGACGAAGTTTTAAAACTAACCGGTTGGAAAGAAGGTGACACACTTGATATTAAACTAGAGGATGGAAAGCTCTTAATTACAAAACATGGCTAAAGACGATATTATTGAACTCACAGGCACAGTTAACGAAGTATTACCAGGAAATATGTACAGGGTAAAAGTAGACAATATGTCTAGCATTATACTCTGTTACATGGGCGGTAAATTGAAACAACACAAAATTAAAATCATATTAGGTGATAAGGTTAAAATGGAAGTTAGTCCATATGACCTTACAAAAGGAAGAGTAACTTATAGGTTATAGCATGAATTCGATAATGGAAATAGTTTGCCTAATATGCAACAAAATACAAGCAAACACAAAGCACGGTATACTATTTCCAAAATTGCTAGTTTCTCTTAGAAAAGAATTCAAATTACAAAACATTGAATTAAAAATAAGAAGTAAGAAAGATAAGAACTTAGCTACTTCTGAATACTATGTCAATGCCTATTACGATGCATTTGATGATCAAAACTTTGAAGTTCCAATAGAAGTTATTGTTAATAATAATTTTGACAAAGAACAATGTTGGGATTCATCTCAAATTAAAGATTTCCTCATCCAAGTTTACGATGCTGTGGTCCACGAAAAAAAGCATCAACAACAAAGCAAAAAAAGAAACTACGAACAATTTTGGCAACACCAAGATTCCGGATACCATTACAGAGCATATTTGCAAGACCCAGATGAGCTAGATGCCTATGCGCTAAGTATTGCTATTGAACTATGCCGTAGTTTGGGAAAATATCGGGCATTAAGATTTATGCCAAAGTTTACAAAACTAGCCAAAATGAAAGTGAACGGTGAATTTGCTAGCCCAAATTTAAATGCGTATGTTTCACATTTTGAACAACCATTTAGTCCTTTGCTCCGGCGTCTCGCCAAAAAAGTCTATATTAGATTAAAAAAGATTGACACTGACTACATTTTCCATTAAAATATGTTGGGATAACAAATTTTTAATATTGTATACCCTTGGAGCTGTGTCTTTCACTCCTGGGGATGATGGACTAAAACCTAGCTTGTTGCGCAGCAATAGCGAAGACACGGATCTTGCAACAGAGATTAAAAAGTACTACCGACGACTAATGTTTGCGGCGGTTAAAGGTGATAATGAATTTCTTACCGAAGTTAATAGTCTGCTCAATGCTGAAGATATACCTGTAAATCGTTTTGGATTTATTGCTTGTTTGCCCAGTGTCTATAAAAGAGATTTGGGAAGACACCAAGTCGAAAAGAAGGTAAGATTGGTAGACGACAACTATTTGGCAAATGTCGGAGAACATGTGGCAGATGCAGATTGTGAAATTCTTTCATGTCAACGTTCAAAAAACTTTGACGCTTTCAATGTTGATGCTATAATTGATAATAAGATGGTCTCTTGGATGAGCAAGATTGAACTTCAACTTGGGCCTGCAGTTATTGTCAAAGCAAAAATTAAAGATCATACTAAACATTGGAAATACCAAAACTCAGTAACAAGATTAAATTATGTAAAGGCAGCGCAATAATGTACAATGAAGAAGACTACGAAGTGTTTGCAAAGAAAATGGAAACTAAATTTCCAGAAATGTTTGCAGGTAAGTATGGTGGGTTCGCTGTTGGTGCTGGCTGGTGGACAATTCTTGAAGCACTTTGCAGTCAAATAGACGGTCATAGCAAATGGCGCAATAATACTAGAGAGGCATTGCTTAAAAATAATCCTTACAATCATAAAATTCCCGATGCTGTTCCGCAGGTTGTTGTAGAACAGATTAAAGAAAAGTTTGGTGGTCTCCGCTTTTATTACCAAGGTGGGGATGACACAGTGGACGGGATGGTACGTATGGCAGAAATGTGGGCGGGCCGTGTTTGTGAAGAATGTGGCAAGCCTGGCAAGAGCAGAAATACCGGTTGGATTAAAACTCTTTGCGACGAGCATGATGCAGAAAGACAACAAAGATATGAAACTTACGCTAAAAACAACGGACTTGAACTATGAACGAAAACGATAAACCTTATAAAATTGTATTTGCTCCTGGATGCTTTGATAATTTCGATGGTACTCAAGAAGAACTAAATCAGCTTGTTTCAGAGATTGAAAAAATGTTTGAGGGCAAATCTAAAGAAGAAATTGAAGCGACAAGTCAAATTATGACCGATGATGAGTTTGACGAGCTCCCTGAAGAAGTGCAAAATCAAATCTTACACTCGGTGTTAGAAGACAAGGAACAAGATAAAAGGAAATTACAATGATGTTACTAAAAGAATATTTAGAAGCCATCCAATACAAAATTACCGATGGTACTGACTACGGTTGGAATTGCTATGGTACTAATACTCGATATTTAGATTCTGTCCAGGATGATCGATATAGCATTAGTGCATTATTTGACAGTACCAATCAGTTCGTGTATGCTATTGAATTATGGGATTATGCTAATAACAGAGAATATCGTTGGCAACATCCTGATTATAAAGAATCATTTTTGGAAGAAGCTAAAGAAAAAGGTATCGACCCAAAAGAATCACTTGACGGATCTAAATTCATTGACTTAGATGTAGCAGAAGATATTTTGGAAAAGATTAGTGCGGTTGTCAACGGAGAAGAATATGACTCACGTATTCAAGTTCCTCTCACATTACCAGACAACGAACTTTTTCAATTAATGAAATTAGCTCACGAAAATGATATAACCTTAAATCAATTTGTCGAAGGCGTTCTAAAAGAAGCTATAGACAATGCTGAAATGTTGAAAGACTGGAAATGAAAATCACACTAGTGTCGGATCTCCATCTTGAGTTCTCCGACTGCTACGACATAAAGAATGCGGACAATGCTGATGTTCTAATTCTCGGTGGCGATATTATGATTGCCGAGGATCTTCACGATCATCCCCATGTGCCTAGCATTTACGAACACGGTTCTTTTGCTGACTTAGGTCGTAAGCAGAAGCGTGTCCAAACATTTCGTGATTTCCTCACACGTATGAGTAACATTTTCCCACATGTTATTTACATAGCAGGTAATCATGAATTCTATAACGGCAAGTGGGTCAAAGGCATTCAGTACCTTCGGGAGACATGTGCTGTCTATCCCAACGTACATTTCCTTGAGCGCGACTCAGTTAAAATTAACGATGTTACATTTGTAGGTGGCACATTGTGGACTAACATGAACAAGGGTGATCCACTTACACTTCATGCTGTGCGCGATATGATGAACGACTTTCGTATCATTAAAAACGATGAAAAAGGTTATACTAATCTTAAACCTGCGGATACAGCTATCCGGCATCGAGAAACACTAGGATATATCCGTAGTGTTGTTGCAGAACGGCCTGATGAGAAGTTTGTTGTAGTGGGACATCATAGTCCAAGTTTCCAAAGTGTGCATGAATCGTATGCACACGAAACTTTAATGAATGGCGCTTACCACAGTGACTTGAGCGAGTTCATTCTTGATCACCCGCAGATTAAACTATGGACACATGGCCACACCCATCATTGCTTTGACTACACAATAGGTGAAACTCGTATTGTGTGTAATCCACGTGGTTACCATAGCGATGGATATAGCGAAAACACTGGATGGAATCCTAACATTATTTTGGAGGTTTAAATGACAGAAGAAAATAAACAAATAAAAATAAGTGATATATTGCGCCAAACGGTAGGCAACACTCATCAACTTATGATGCATATTGCTGATCATATTGATAAACTAGAAGCGCAAATAGTAGAACTCTCAAATCGTGTATCCGAAATTGAGGGGAGAAACAGTGACTCTGTCTGAAAAAGATTTTAAAATTTTTAAAAAATGGCTTAAGGGTCATTTAGCCTACGGACAAGTTACTGTAACTTTTACCAAAAAAGACGGAACTGAACGAGTGATGGACTGCACAACATCACCATCACTCGTGCCACAAGAACCGATAGTTGAGAGTCTAGAACCAAAACGAGAAAAGAAACCAAATGACGAAGTTTGTCCTGTGTACGATCTAGAATCAAAAGCATGGAGAAGTTTTCGTTGGGATAGCATAAAAGAAGTTAGATTGGAAATAAAATGAAAATTGGACTAAGCTATAGCCGATGTATTAGAGATATAGTTGATGGGAAAGTAAACATCGCTGATGTGCTAGTACTAGTTACTCGTACAGACTTTGATCCTCGAGACGACGACCAATGGAAGGGCATTTGGATTGGCTACGGTGGCGGCACTACAAATGCATACTTAAATGGTTTCTTTAGTCATAGCAATCCTGAATGGGCAGGTTATGACGACGAGCAAAAGTTCCGTGAGATAAGCATCGAATTGTGGGAGGCAGGTAAACTACATCAACCTCGCCAATTTGGTGCTTATCCAAAAAGATTGCCCTATATTTGGTTAGAAACTATACTGCCTAGTGAAGAGCTAGATAAGAATCCAAGTATCAAAGCAGCTTGGGAAAAATTTCAAATGCTAGCCGAACTAAGTGATGTCCAAACAGATACAAATCATCTACCGTGAAATATTTAATTTTAATTGCTAGTTTAATTTTAGCTGGTTGTGTCGATGAATCTCGCAAAGAGATTCTAACCTACAGTCAGCTATATGACTATCCAGTTCGATGTGATCTAGCCAAGGAACAACTTGAAGAGCTTCGTTATACTCAAAAAATGAAAAACTTTCCAGAAGATCCGGATCATATTAAAACAGAATTGGATAGAGAATTTAACAGCAGACTAAAAGCCACTATTTGGTGGTTTACATATTCATGCAATCAATGAAAAAAATAATTTTATTTTTGTCACTAATACCAACCCTCGTATTTGGCAACGATTGCCGAGTTACTACGGCTTCGTTTGAATCTGAGGGACAGTTCAAAACAGAATCGGTTACTGTCTGCAAAGAAGGCGAACCCGTTCCAAAAAAAATTAAAAAGGGTGACACTATTTTAGAAACTGAAGTTGGATCTTCTAATGCTAGGGTAGGCTATTTCAAGCATCAAAATGCCACCTGTAGGTTGTTTACAGAAAGACTCACTGAAGATAAAAAGCTAAAAGTGTACCACGGTGTTATTTGCCAAGTTGACAATAGCCCAATTAATTGGCTCGTTGTTGATAAATGGTAAGATTGATACTTGACTCTTATACCATTTTCAAATACAATAATAGCATCGCAACACTCACAGAGAGGCACATATGAAAGGCTTTATTGCAGGCACTATCTTTGGATTGGTACTGGCAACTGTTGGTTTTTCCGGCATTGCTCGTATGCTAGACAAAGGTGTAGACACAGTTAAAACACAGTCACAGGAGATGGCAAAATGAGGATGGCAGTAATTGTTGTATCACTTTTGGCCCTAACCGCTTGCTCTACCGTAGCAGGAGTTGGTCAGGATATTAAATCGTCCGCAGAATGGACTAAAGAAAAGATGAGTGGAAAATAATGAATAAATCACTAGCCCTACTACCTTTAATTGTTTTACTTGCTGCCTGTGGCACAACTGATCCGTACGGCAAACGTGCTGATATGGAACGTGAACGGCAAGAAAAATATGTCGATCGTTCTATCGACAAGGCCCCAAAGTGGATGTTTGAACTTCCAAAAAGTACTAGTGCTGTTTATTCTAACGGAACTAATACTAGCGGAAGTTGGGAAATGGCTCTACACAAGGCCAAGGCTGATGCCTATGGAAAAATTTGTATGAGTGCAGGCGGCACCGCAAGTCAGCAAACAAAAATTTATCGAGCTGATAAGGGTCAACAAAGTTCTGAAATTAGTGAACAAGTGACTCGTGCAAGTTGCAAAGAAGTTGATATTACTGGTGTTGAAGTAGCAGAAAAGAAAATTATGCAAGAAGGTTCTCAATACCGAGCATACGTTCTTATCGCTTTGCCAACCGGTGATGCCAATGTACTTAAGAAATATAAAGATCAACAACGTTTAAACGAAATTTCAGTTCAACGTGCTGATAAAGCATTTAAAGAATTAGACAAGCAATAAATTTATTAAGGAAACATAATGCCGCATTTAGTACCAATGGTTATTGAGCAAGAAGCTCGAGGTGAACGTAGTTATGACATTTACAGTCGCTTGCTCAAAGATCGAATTGTCATGCTAGACACCGATGTTAACGAACATTCGGCAAGTTTAATTGTAGCACAACTTTTATTCTTAGAAAGCCAAGGCAATGACGACATTAGTTTTTTCATCAATAGTCCTGGCGGAGTCGTTACTTCTGGCATGGCTATCTACGACACTATGCAGTTTATTCGTCCCGACGTGGCGACCATCGTTATGGGTCAGGCTTGCAGTATGGGTAGCTTACTTGCTACTGCTGGTGCTCCTGGTAAGCGAAAAATGTTGCCAAATGCCCGACATATGATTCACCAACCTAGCGGCGGCGCAGGCGGGCAAGCTACTGATATGGAAATCCAAGTTAAGGAAATCCTAAAGATGAAGGAAAACTTGACTCAAATCTACGTCAAACACAACTCAAAGAATAAAACTTTTGCGCAGTTAATGACTGACATGGAACGTGATAAGTTTATGTCAGCCCAAGAAGCATTAGAATACGGGTTGATTGACGAAATAGTTACAAAACGTGCGTAATTAGTAATTTTCAAAGTTCTTAGTCAATTTTGGTTTCTGTAGTATAATATAAATATACGCAGATAATTCAAAAACTTAAAGGGCTAATTGTGAGAAAACTAGAGGATTTTTCCGCTTCAGATC